AAAGCGGGGGTCCAGCAACACATCGCGCGTGATCTTGCCATCAGGAAGCTGAATGCCAGCCCTCTCTAGCTTGGCCGCGATCTTGTCCCACTCACCAGCATAATCGGAACCATCCACCGCAACAGGCAGGGATGTATCAATCCCCTCATCCGCCGCACGCAATTCAACCCATTGGCGAGCCTGAAGGTTCCAGCTTTGGTGGGGATATTGGCCTTGAGATGTGTTATTTACCAAATCGCGCAATTTGTTAGTGTATTTTCCAAACACCTCATGCAACGCTTGATTGCTGGAAAGCTGATCATCAGTGATGCCGAAAGCTTTTCCCACCCAAACGTCATTGACGCTGATGGGATAGCGCACCGGGAGGCCGCCAGTCAGAGCCAGCGTGTCAGAGAACATGCCAGTCTTGTTGGCGAGGTCTGAACTGACGTTTCTGCCATCGCGCCGCAGGGCGGCACTCACCGTACTAGGGATGGTCACATCAACGTCCACAGGCACACCGCGCAGGCGCTGGGACAGGACACCCAAAGCGCGCTCAAGGTTCTCACCCGGTCTTGCGCGGGCAGATGTCGCGCCGACAAGGTCCAAGAACATCATATGTTCGTTGTATTTCAGGTCAGGCAGGCGATCCACGAAAGCCTCGCCAGAAAGTTCATACCAAAGCTGCGAGCGCAGGGGCAGCTTAAGCGCTTTGTCCCACTGCTCCGCCGGGAACACCGTCCATGTTGCACCCGTGTTTGCGACAGCCTGCCGTCCAGCCTCACTGACCTCAGCTAGCGTCTGGTTCCAGATGTTCTGAAGATCGTCATTGGTAAATTTGGCACCCGGCCCACGCGCACTCAATTCTTCCGGCGTCAGTTCAGACCAGCGGCGGCCATCCGGCGCACCGGGCGTATATACACCGCCAACGACACGCTCTTGCTCAGGCACAATGACAGGCAAGCGGCGCTTGACAATGTCAGCACCCATGCGCGTATCAGCTTGCGCAGAAGCCACAAGATTTGGATCAGGCGGAGGCGTTGTCGGCGGAATAGGCTTGCCAAACTGGACAAAAGCCTTGGTGGGCGCATCCGGGGATACGACAGGCGGAATAGGTGGAGGCTGGAGAGCCTCCATGCTGTCATCCACACCCTGTTCGCGGGCCAGACGCGCCGCAGTAGCCGCCTGATCCTCGCCTGTGGCACTTTGTGCAGCCCTGAGAGCGGCGTCTTCAGCGGCAGGGATAGACGAAACAGCGGGCTGAGGAACGGCCTGTGGAGCGGGCTCAGGTGCTTCTGGAATGCCCTTGGCACCCATGCGCAGCGTATTGGCCTCAGCAGGGATTGCGCCAGCGCCCAACGTAACGAAGCCCGTGAAATCCATGCCACGGCGCAACGCTTCATCGGTTAGGTTGCCTGAAGCCGGGTCAAAAACCTTGGTCTTGCCCGTCAGGACATCGCCGGGAAGCGTAACGGCGCTCTTGCCGCTTTCGTATACGCCCTTGGCAATGTCACTCAGGCCAATCTCGCCCCTTCCGCCCAGTGCGGTTGGCAGGAAAGCCATGCCCGTATTGTACAGGTTGCTTCCGACATCGCCCGCCCAATCGCTCCAGCTTTGGTTCTGGTAAGCCTGATCAGCCAAGAGCTTTCTGGCAGAAGCCATTTCTTCGGCATACGGATCGTATGTCTCAGCGCGTGCTGTTGTCAGGGCGTTGTTAATGGCTTCATCAGCAGGCGGAAGGATGTTTCCGGCGACATCGTACTTGTTGCCTCTTGCATCCTCCATAAAGGTCATAGGCTGCTGTTCGCCCACATCTCCGCCGGGGCCGTAGCCTGTGCGACCGCCTTCAGACTTGCCCATGTGCTTCTTGGTAGGGTCAAACGTGCCTTGGTTGCCAATAGCGCTCTTCACATTGGTCCCCTGACCTTTCAGCACAACAGCAAGCCCGCCATTGCCGCTGTCAGGCACCCAAGCGTCATACCCCTGAGCGCGCAATTGATCGAACCAGTCGCTCTGGGCCTTCTTGTAATTGTCCTGCTTCATCACCCAGTCAGGCTTTTCGCCCCTGTAGGGGTTCTCAATCTTTGCGTATGCAGGGATAACGCGGGAAGCTTGGTTGGTCTTTTCATACGTCCAACCGGGACCGGGACGGTAACCCATGCTGTCGTTGCTAAGAGCGTAGCTGCTGGCGTCTTCCGGGTTGTCCGTCAGCCATGTGCCATGGCGGCTTTCCTGAAACGCCGTGAAGTCCTTGTCTTTAGATGTGCCTGTATAGAACCGCTTGCGGAGAGCAGGGTCAGTAGAGCCATAGAACTTGCTAAGGTTGGCGGCGTATTCATCAGTGTTTGGGGCAAAATAATCCGCAACCGCTTTTAGAGCTTTTTCTACTACGCGGCCCTTGGTTTGGTAGCCTGTGCGACCGCCAGATTGTTTCTCACGATTTGCAAGAAATTCAGCAAGAGCTTCTGGCGACCATTGACCGGGAGCCATTTCAGCCCCATTCATCCAGTGAATTTCTGCCGGAACCGTTGACTGCCCAGTAGCCCGACCAACAGCAGAGCGGGTATTGCCTTCGTAAATAAAAGGCTCACCGCGATGATTGACAACAATACTGATAGGATCAGGGTTCCAACCTTCTCTCTGGACTTTTGCAAACAAGTCATCGTACTGCGGATCACCGGGAACACGCATCTCATCGCGCGCGCCTTTAACACCGGAAAGCAAACCCAAAGGCATATCTATTGGCTTGCGGGTCCATGCAGTATCAGCACCACGGATACCTTTAGGACCAGAATATCTTTGCTTTTCAGCGAGCCATTCTTTACCGCTCTCGCGCTTTAATGCTGGATTGTCACGGCCTATATTCCCAAGAAACTTCAAGGCTTGCTCAACAATACCTTCAGCGACTTCTTTCTTGCCCGCCATCTAACTTACCCCGCAAGACCCGGCTTTGGTTTCTTCTTGCCCGGAGGCTTCGGATCAGGCTTCAACTCTGCCTGCATCCTGATCTTCTCCATGTCAGCCTGCTGCATCTCCTTGTCGTGATCCATCTTCAGGGCATCACGCTGCAAGTTGACCAGTGCAAGCTTTTCACGGCTATCACGCTCTTCGGCACGGTTCTGGCCGTCGATGGTGATGTCCTTGTGATCGACCTCAAGCTGCCTCTGCTTGATGGACAGGTCTTGGCGGTCGTTTTCAGCGCTCATCAGGGCGGCCTGAGCATTGAGCATATCGGCAGGGTTCTGCGGCTGACCTTGCGGGCCAGCCTGAGCCTCCATGGTGGTCTTCTGAGCCTGCGCCATGGCAAGGGCGACATCGGCGTCCGTGCGCTTCGTGTCGTTGACGATCTCAGTCTTGGTCTTCTCAATCTTCGCCATGGCCTCCATGGCCTGCGGAGACGGATTGCCCTGATCCTTCTTTACGAACTCATCGGGATTGTAGCCAATCGTGCGGATGGCCTGACGGTTCACCGCCTGAAGGTCAAACATATCCGGGGCCTGAGACGCCAACTGGATCAGCGCGACCGTCTTCATCATGCGCTGTGTGTGGCTCGCAGTGTTCGGATCAGCCTGCGGGATGAGGTAATAGTTCTCCAGAGCCTTGGTAAACGTGTCCTGATCCCAAGGATAGGACGGGGCGTTGTTGCGCTGCCAGAAGCTCTCCGGGTTATCCTTGAAGCACTCCTTGAGAAGCTGGAACTCCTCAGCCTGAGCGGCGTGCAGGCGCTTGTGGACGCTGTTGAGCACCTTGGTGGCCTGATCGATGATCGCCAGTGTGGTGCCCACAGGAGCGTCTTGACGGCCCTCTCCGACCGCCATCTCAGCGGTGCCGCCAACGCGCTGGCCGTACTCAGCGATGTTCTGGGACATCTGCATGAGGGCAGGAGAGGGCTCCTTGTACGGGAGCGGCATGATTGCATCGCTGATCTTCATGCCGTTGGTCTTGACGGTCGCAGAGCCGCCCGGAGGTACGCGGAAGATGTTGCTGTTCTGGCGCGCACCCTGCTCCGCAATGAGGAAGCCGGGGAAGGCGGCAAACATGCCAGCATCCAGAAGCTCGCGCCATGTCGCCGTAAGCGCATTGGTCGTGTTGCCAAGGATATGCAGGAGGCCGATGTCGTAAAAGCCCAGACCCGGCACGAACGGATACTTGACGAACACCTTGCGCGCGGTCGGAAGCTTGTCTTCCTGCTTGTAGTTACGCACAACGCTCAGGATTTGGCGGCTGGATACATCGATGGTGACGCGATACGGCACCTCAAGGCCGGAAGGCTTGCCCTTCCACTTGTGCTCAAAGCCCTTGATGTCCAGTTCGCAGTAGCACTCATAAATCTCGCGGTCACGGTCTTCATGGTTCATAACCGTGTTGGATATGCCCTGCTGTGCGTTCTTCTCTTCCTTGGCCGCGTTAAGCTTGGGCTCCTGCGGCTCAGACAGAGGGATGTCCAGATACGCACCGATGATCTGCATCCGCTTCACGACAGAGGGGCGCATCATAATGCGATGCGTGATGCGCTTGGCGCTCTCCAGATCAGTCGCAGCGTTGTTAACAATCAGGTCTTCAGCGTCGATGCTCTCAGACACAGGACGGTTGCGCAGCGGGCAGAAGTAAACCTTCTTGAAGCCATCGCCGCCAAATCCGACCATGAACAGCATGCGGTCAGTATCAGGATAATACTCAGACGCCGTGACCGTGAGGTAGTGGTTCATGTCCTTCTCAAGGGCGGTGGCAAGCTCATCAAGCTGGACGCCTGAATTGTTGCTATCATCCCTGATTTTGACGGGACCGTCAGTGGGCAAAAGCTCAGAGCGCGCATTGGCCTGAAAACGCAATACAGCCTCAAGCAAAAGCGGGTGGCGAACTTTGCTCATACCTTCAACGGGTGCGCCATCGCTGGAGCCCTGCACGCCGGGAAGCTCAATCTTCAGGCCAAGAAGCTTCAGGCCCTGAGCGCGGTCCTCAAGCCAGTCTGATCGCGTCTGGATGTCGGCATCGATACCGCGCAGCAATTCCTCAGCAATGCGCGAAATCTCAAGCTCATCGATGTCGCCTGCTATGTTGTCGTACCATCCTGTGGGTCCACTGTCGGCGCTGGCGCGGGAGATTGGGCCGCCGTCAATAGAGACGGTGACATCTCCGTTCGCGTGTTCAATACGCAAGACATTCCCTGCCTCGTCCAACTCTGCCTCTGGACCGCCCTCGTCCGCGTCAACAACGACAATATCATCTAGGTTGATCTCCTCTTCGCCTGTGGGAACAAGCCTGATGTTCGGGTTGAGGCCGGGAACCGCCATTGTTAATTCTTCCTTGTTTCGTCTGTGATGAGGCCGTCAAAAGCCTCCACGCGGCGAATTGCTTCCATTGCCGCCTCTTTATCACTGTTCGCATCAATGTTGAAGATGAATGGCGTCTCTACGCCCTCAGCAAGCGCCTCAACCGTGTAAGTACGGCCCGATTGCTTGGTGATGTAAGCCTGCACGCGCAACATAAGTTAACGCCCTCATACCGGGTATAGTGGTGTATCCCCCGAATTACCCTTGAATGCAAGACTGTCGGACAGTTCCGCCGTGCGTTCAGAGCCGCGCATTAACATGCCCGTAGTGCGCAGGAAGCGAAGAGCCTGTGTGACCGTGTCAACCAAGTCATCATGCTTTGCCTTCGGGAAACTTGCGCACTCAGTCACGACCATGTCGGCCCATGAGAAGTTAAGGGGCGCGTAAACAAGCTCATCCGCAAACAGGTGCTGCACGCTGTATGCACGCGCGACCTTGTCTTGCCTTTTGGGATCGATCAACTGAAGGCCCCAGTCCTCATAGCCGTAGACCCTGCGCAACTCCTGAGCCACGCTGATGCCAGTCGCCTTGTTCTCAACCAGCATGTTGTCCACTTTGAACTTGCGAGCGGTCTGGGCGATCTTCTCCACAAGCTCATGGAACTCAAGCTTGGCCCGCCATGCGTTCATTAACATAACGCGCGGCACCTCGTTATCGTCCTCAAAGATGCCCCATACAGTCATGGCGGAGTAATCGTTCTCCTCCTTGGATGTGTAGGCTGTGTCGATAGAGGCCAGAACATAACTGACCTCTGGGTAGTTCTCCCTGTCCCAGTCCTTCCACCAGTCACGCTTCAGGATACCACCGCCCTTGGGCTCAGGCCGCTGCTGTAGCTGGCCCGCTGCTTGAAATGGGCCTAGCTGGCGCTCCAGACGCGCCACAGAGGCTTCATCGTAGCGCTCAGGGGTGAGTAGCTCGCCCTCCTCTTCACGCGGGTCAGACCAGTCAATGGCGTTTGGATAAAGGACGGCAGCACGATCCGGCTCATAGCGCATGGGCAGCATGAGATGCACCCAGTCCGCGCCCGCGTCCGTGGACAGGATGTGGCCCGTCAGGTCTTCCTCATGCAGGCGCTGCATGACAAGGATGATCGCACCCGTGCGCGGGTTGTTAAGGCGGGTGCTGAGGGAGTTGTCAAACCACTCCAACGTGCTCTGGCGGACTGTCTCGCTTTCCGCCTCAATGGCGTTGTGCGGATCGTCAATGATGATGATGCCACCACCCTCACCCGTTAACGTGCCGCCGACCGATGTCGCGAGCCTGTAGCCGCCCTGAGCGTTGTCAAACCTGATCTTGGTGTTCTGGTCTGTCGTGATCTGGACGCGGTCGCCCCAATACTTTTTGTACCATGGGCTCTCCAGAAGACGGCGCGTCTTGACACTGTCGCGGATGGACAGGTTCTGCGCGTAGGATGCGTGAAGGAACTGCACGCCGGGACCGGATGTGTCGGTGATCTCGCTCTGCGACCACACCCACGGGTCAAAGGCAACGAGCATGGATGACTTGGATGTGCGCGGTGGCTGGTTGATGATCAGGCGTTTGATCTGGCCGTTCTTGACCGCCTCCAGATGCTCCGCGATGGCCTCCAGATGCCAGCTATCGACATACGGGTTCGGGTCGATATAGCGCCAGCCAGCCTTC